CCCACACAATACCCCAAATTTTTTTGTATTCTATTTTTTCCAATTTTTGCCTATATTCCGTCCAACCTCAGCGGGATTATGTTTGTAAGGAAAAAGCGGTACAGGGCTTTAGAAGACGAATTAAGGGGGACTCATGCGGAGTTAAACCTCTTAAGGCGCATTCTATACGATTCTTCCGCATACATCATCAATGTCATGAAAGAGAAGCAAAATCGCAACATTGGTTCCGCCAAGGCTTTGGGCTATTGTGAGACAGCCGCATTAGCCAATTTGACTTTTTTAGATAAGGACAAGCGGGAAAATGATTTTAATGGAACGCTCTATGACGTTGGGCGAGGCTATCCAGAGGCTTAAGGAGTTAGGTCTTTCTGTTGATGTCGATGCCATACTATCTGTTTTAGACAAAGAGACTGCCTATCCAGAGGGTGTTTATCTCTCCATGCATTCCTTGGCGGAGATTCTGGACATTATCAATGACGAATTAGAGGTTCCCTTACTTTTGGTACCTCCCGGCGAGATATATGAAGCATAGGCGGGCCATAGTCATTCCCGACCAGCATTTCCCTATTCACGACGTTCTGGCTGTAAACGTAGTAGTTAAGGCCATGGAAGTGATAAAACCCGACATTATGGTGAATTTGGGTGATGTAGGCGAGTGGGACAGTGTAAGTGCATGGCGGTGGAAGGGCAAGAAGCTCCCCGACCTAACATTCCAGTTACCCCTCATTGACGAAGAGATAGGGCAAGTGAACGCTGGTCTGGACATTTGGGACGAAGCCTGTGCAAAAGTGGGTTGTAAGTCCAAATACATGCTTCAGGGGAACCACGACGCTTGGTTAGACATGTTCGTAGAGAACAAGGTCGGCGACCATCCGGCACTCAGGGAGTACAAATTTGACAGGGCCTGCAACTTAAAGAAGCGGGGATACAAGTATTATCAACACAATTACCCTTTAAAGATTGGAAAGCTGAATTTCATTCACGGCGCCTATGCCACTGTATATCATGCGAAGAAACATTTAGAGTCTTACGGTGCCAACATCATATATGCTCATGTGCACGATTGTCAGCGTCATACCCTGACAAAGCTCGATGCTGGCACTATTGGCTCTTGGGCTATTGGAAACCTGAAGGATCACTCAGCAGAGAAGAACAAATGGTTAAAAGGTCGGTTACACAACTGGCAACACGCCTTTGCCATTGTAGACTGGTACACAAACGGCAATTTCAAGGTGGAGGTTGTTGACATTCAGAACGGAATGACGTACCTTTGGGGTGATTTGATAGACGGCAATGAAAATTAAGATTTGGTCGCTAACCACAAATAGGAGAGCCTGTATGTTAGGAGTAGTGATCGCTGGCCTGTCCGGAGGGATGTGCGGTACACAATCCGCAATGGTACTTGGAGATTAAATCATATAGGACGGGAGTGACAGGCCAAAGTGTTTACCAGAACTGTAAGGGGGGTTGATTATCACGTTTATGAGAACAAGAAGGCATTTCGCAAGGATTACCCCAAGATCAAGCTTCTTAAAGACTGGAGGGACGGTCACGCAGGTGACTGGGTTATAACAGATGACGGTCAGGTTACCCAGATCGTTCTTCGGAACACAATGTACAATACCGGTCGCAAGATCAAGAATGAAGTGGTCAAGACACTTCTTGGCATGGCTTGGGTCAGACCGGACGGAAAGCTACAGGGAAAGCCTGCCAGTAGCATATCCAGCTTCACCAAGCGAGACGCAAAGGAAGCTAGGAAAAAGCGGAACATCCCAACCCATCAGGAATACATCTTCGCTGAATACATTTCAGCCGGTGTTTCCCCGGTTCAGTCATATCTTACAGCATTTGCAACGGATAACACACTTTATGCCGACAGGGCATCAAGGATGCTACTTTCAACAAAAAGGGTACAACATCTCGTGAGAAAAGAAATAGAAGAAAAAGCACATGCTCTGGGTATCAGTCATTCATGGATACTTGAGCAATTCAAGGATATCATACAAAAAAGAGGTGTACGTGACTCTGACAAGCTCAGGGCACTGGAAACCCTTGCCAAGGCTACGGGGGTACTGGACACCACCAAGGCAACTGAAACAGTAGCCCTGCTCCATCAAGTACGGGATTTCACCCGTGAGGAGCTTGATAGCTGGAAAGAGGTATCACCGGACATGGAGAAACTGTCAGATGGCAAAGAAAAGAAGCAAAATGAGAAATCCTAATCTGGGGACATGTTCAAAATGCAAAGAAACTTTTGTGAATTGGCATTATCGGGCAGAAAGAGTCTATCAAGCTTATCCAAGTTGGGGAACATTACTGGATCATGGTGGTTCCAGAATGGTAAAGAAGCAATGTCCTGACTGTGCACCCGAACATTCTGACAGGCGAATGGACTGTGTTCAGTATCTTCGTTGGCGGAGTGGTTAGTGACGTGGGAAGCGTACTTAAAAAGCGAAGAAAAAAGATTAAGAGGCATCGGTGGAAGAAAAAACAAAAAGCAAACCGGCACAAAAAGAAAAGACGGTAAAAGATATAAACGTCATTAGTGACCTCACTGAAAAAGATGAGGTGTACAAAGCGGCGTATAACGACCTTATCTTCTTTGGACGTGCATTCCTACCTAATGACTTCCTAAATAAGAGCGTTACCCCTGATTTTCACAGGCATGTGGCTGAAAAGCTAATTTCCACCAAGCCCGGTGGAAGGTTGTGCAACATCCTACCTCGTGGGTTTGGTAAGAGTATTCTAGCCAAAGCGGCTATCATGCACAAAATATGCTTCAGGGAGAAGGACAGACACCAATTCATTGCATGGGTAGGTGAGGAACAGGGTCAGGCTATAGATCATCTGAAATACCTGAAGAACCACATCGAGATAAATAAGAAGCTTAGATACTATTTTGGCAATATGGCTGGCGATTCAGCCGGTAAGCGGTGGACGGAGAAGGATATCGTCACAGCCAAGGGAGACAGGATCATAGCCAAAGGAACCAGCCAGAGGCTCAGGGGTCGTACTGAGGTGGATGTAAGGTATACCGGTGTCGTCCTTGATGACTTCGAGTCCGAGCTGAACACCAAGACACCAGAACGTAGAGCCGAGATCAAGAAATGGGTGGTAGCTACAGTATACCCCGCACTTGAGGAGTCTCCGGGCAATGAAGGCTGGATATGGCTCTCCGGTACCATTGTACACTATGACTCATTCCTCCAGATGATATACGAAGGTTTTACGGAAGCACTGAAGACAAAGCGTAAGTATCCGTGGGATGTGACCTTCAGGCGTGCTATGGAAGAGGGAAAGCCAATCTGGAAGGATCAGTTCTCTTACAAGAAGCTGGAGAGGAAGCGTCAGGAGTTCGTAGAGGCCGGACTGGTCAATAAGTTTGCTCAGGAGTATATGAACGATGCCCGTGATATATCCAACGCTTCTTTCAAGACAGACAAGATCAAGCATCACAGCTTAAAATTTGAGCGTCATGGTAACTTTGGCTATTTAATGGATGGTAATAGGGCTATTCCCATACATACCTACATGGGTGTAGACCTTGCACACACAGCTACGAAGACTTCTGATTATCAGGTCATAATGGTACTGGGTGTGGATTCTGACAAGAACCGATATGTTCTTGAATATTTCAGGGATCGCATACCCACATTCGATATGCCGGAGCGGATATTGGCCATGGCACAGAAATATCGCCCTGTGAGAAGGGTGACTATCGAGACGGTAGCGGCTCAGGAGATGGTGAGGGATATGGTTACGAGGATAAGCGCACAGGATAGAAGGATGATCCCCGGTATCTTCAAGGGTGCCAAGCCGCCTCCCGGTATTAAAAAGGCTGATAGGCTGGAAACAGCCCTAGGGCCGGTGGTCAACAGTGGGAAACTGTTCATTCGCAGGGAAATGACCGAGATAGTGGACGAGTTCTTTGAGCATCCTGTACCCAAGCATGATGACATCATGGATGCCCTGTACTACGCCGACTATTACTCACAGGCCCCAAGAAGCGGGGCTATAGACGCATCTGACCTTTCGCCGGAAGAGTCAGGGCGGAATTTTAAGTTTACTAAAGCTTATAACTGGCTTACCGGCGCAAGAATTACTTCTTGACATTTTAGCGACGAGCGGTGTATATTTACGCCGCTACTAACTGTTTAATATTTTATTTAACTTTTTTTAGTTTATAAGGTTCAAAGTATACGAAGTGGCTTTTGGGAATTTTAGCTCTAAAATAAGAATGGCAGAACAGGTCTACGGCCTTCAAGGAGGACGTATTCCTAAGCGTGACGAATTAGAGACAATGGTGTCTCCTATGGGTCTGAGCCGGAGTTTTCTGGATGTGGATCAATATGAAGCTCCAACGGATGTTGTTCAGGATGTTAGAAAATTATCTAAGGCCATGCTTGGAGACCCTCGTAAGACAAGTCCCTTCGCTGAACCCTTAATGGGGTTTAACCAACAAGAGACACAGGTACCGCTCAGTATTCCACAGCCATCAGGCATGAATGTGGAAACCCCCGAAGGAAAATCAAAGCTTTTACAGATAGCACGAACTGAGGGATGTTTGGAAGGGAATAAGACACCCAGAGAAGTTGTGCAATGTGTATCTGAGGTTCGGAGCATGGAACCAGAGGATACCATGGATATGTTGGAAAAGGAATATGATATTAGTTTTACTGGTGACAAGCAAGAAAAGATGAATATCATATTGGATGTTATACTAGAAATGAACAAGAATAAGCTCCCCAAAGGAAACTTTCCTCAAAACCCGCAAATACAAGGGGCCAAGAAACAGTCAAATATTTCTCAATCTAACCTACCTCTTCGCTATCAGTCCTTCGGGGATATGAACAAAACTTATTAATGCCCATAGAGCTAGACCCAAGAGCAAAGGAAAATCAGGAGCTTTATCGCCAGTGGCGTGATGCGCGTAAAGACTGGGAAGATGAAGCCAGAAAGGACGTGGATTTCTTTCTTGGTAATCATTTTACCGCTGGCGAGTCCTCAGACTTGTCAAGTCGCAATCAAGCTGATATTCCTATGGACAGGGTTGCACCGGCTGTTGAAAAGTTTAAGAGTATGCTTACAGCCAAACCTCCGGTATTTACGGTTATTCCACGTGAGGACTCAGATTCTCAAGTAGCTCAGATATGGCGAACAATACTGGGTTATGTCTGGGATGTCTCTGATGGCGATGCTCAGATGAAACAGGCTATCCATGACTATACTGTCACAGGTCTTGGGTATTTGTATGCTTATGTTGATAACAACGCAGATTTTGGTAGAGGTGACGTCAAGTTCACATACGTCAATCCGTTTCGTGTTTATGTTCCACCTGATTGTCGGGACAGGTGGTTTACTGATGCTGATGGCATCATTCTTTCTACTATACTGACTGGTGATCAAGTCGTTAACCTCTACCCGCAATTAGGCGATCAGGTCGATCCAGAGACTGGTGAGATGATACCCGGTCTTATTCATGACCTTTCCACTGTTCTGGAAGAAGACTATCCAGAATCTACCTTGCAAAATTCTATTCGTGCGTTTACTCCGGCAGAGACCAAGGATAAGAACTGGTGGGGACAGGAAAAATATCAGATTCTAGAGCGGTTTTATCCTATTACAGTACCTTTTTACCGTGTAGTGGATTCACAGACAGGTCAAGAGAGTATTATGGATGAAGAAGCGTTCACTGTATTACTGGAAGAGAACCCCGGTGCTTTTGAGCGTGGATTCATGGAGTTTGAGGAAATACCACAGCCTAGGGTCGCTGTATCAGCGTCCCTTGGAGAGGTGGTGCTATATGAAAAAGTACTCAACATAGACATGTATCCTATCGTTCCAGTCCCCAATATCTGGACTGAGACACCCTATCCCAAATCAGATGTTTCTCGTGCGAGACCCATGCAGAGGCTTTTGAACAAGCTCTGGTCTCTGGCACTGTCACATGCACAGGCGTCCGCCGGATTGAAGCTTATTGTACCTATGGGATCAGTTCCTAACATAGAAGACCTTGAGCGGGACTGGTCAAACCCCAATGCTGTCATTGAAGTGGATACCACACAGGGAGAGCCACACTATCCGGCACCACAACCTCTTGCGGGAGAGTTCTACCGGCTGATCCAGCAATGTGAGTTCTATATAGATTTTTCATTTGGCGTTCCGGAGATGATGCATGGGATACCGGATAAGGCACCGGAAACAGTACGGGGCACAGAGCGCATGATCGCTCTGGGCTCAGAAAGACCAAAATCAAAGCTCAGGGACATAGAATTTAGTATTAACAGGTTGGGACGGGTACTGTATGGTCTTGCTAAAGGTCACTATACCTATAAAAAGGTTTTTACCCTTGCCCAGCCAAACAACGATGAACCGGGTATCTCTGTCAACCTGTATGATGATGTGGGCAATGCGGTCAATGATATCTACAAAGACAGGTTGAATATAGGTCAGCATGATGTACGCATACAGCCCGGCTCTACACTTCCCGAAAGTAAGTGGGCTATCTACGATGTATATCTACAGGCGTTTCAACTTGGTCTCGTTGACAGGATGGAAGTACTAGCCAAGAACCCAGAAATATTTGACAAGGCTGGAATTATGCAAAGATTAAATGATTATGATCGCTACGAGGCGCAGATACAGGGTCTACAAGGTCAGGTTCAAGAACTTGAAGGAGACCTACAGACCGCTAGACGTGAGTCTGTACATGACCGTATGCGTGTCGAAGTATCAAAACTTAAGAGTAAGCTGTCTGACATTTCTTCCAGAGGTGAAGCAGACAGGAAAGTAAAATCTGCCAAAATGGATACCGCTGTCAAGCTCGGTGAGCGTGACATTAAAGATGCGGTAAAAAGTATTGGCGGAGATTAACAACAGGCAAGAAAGGGAGCCCTCAAAATGGGCGCCGAGCCGGTCACTAGAGGTGACGTTTTGGTGTGGGAAATCCGCAAGGGGTTCCGCCCAAAATCCAAAAACATCTAGGAGGTGAATTATGGCAGAGGCAACTACACAAGAAGCAACTGAGTATTCGGGAATCACAGACGTGAATGCCGGGCAGGTTGCCGACACAGGTTCTGATTATCAGTACGCTGGTGATGAGACAGGAGAAACTGACTTTTCAAGTTCAGACTATGACACAGAGGCCAGAAAGTTCCAGTCCATGTACGACCGTGAGGTCGCTAAAAACAAGGAAATGGGAAAATATGAGCCACTCATAGAACTGTTGGAGAGCAGACCTGATCTGGTGCAAACGCTCCAGACAGCGATTGTCGGTGGACAGCCAGCAACGGCACAGCAGAAAAAGATATCTGAAGACGAGTTTAGCCCTTGGAAGGCCTTTTTCGACCCCCGTTCCGAGTCTTATCAGCATGTCCAGAAGGAGATGCAGAAAGCGGTGAATCGTGGGGTTCAACAGCAGATGGGTGCTGTTAAAGAACAAGTGTTTATGAATGACCTTAAAAGGGATTTGAAAGAGAACTATAATTTCAACGACAATATGGTTGATGATTTTGTACAGTTTTATTCTACTCCTAAAGAGGATTTACCATTCGAGGCGCTTGTTGATGTGTATTTAAAGACAAATGGAAGTGAGGAGAGGTCGAAGCCTTCTTCGTCTTTAGATATTGTTCGAGCAAACAAGCAATCTCCAAGAAGCGCTGGTATTGTTCAGGGTCAAGCCCCAAGACCGAAGTCCGAAAAGGATCAGGTATGGGACGGGATCATGAACGCATCAAACGCACGGAGATTGCCTTAATGTAATACGGAGATAAATAATGGCAATAAACGTAGGCCAACTAAGGTCTTTTGATCCGGGTAAAGCTTCAACGTCAGCCGCTGGTTCAGGTAGTCTTGCAAGTGTAGGAACTGCCCCAGATACCAGACGACTATACGATTTTAGCGACCGGGTAGCGGAATTGTCCCCAGAGGAATCTCCATTCTTTGTTTACCTCAGCAAAATGTCCAAGGTACCAACCGATGATTCTGTGTTCCGATTTTTGGAAGACAGGTCAAGGATTGATTGGACGAGCCGGAACTTTAACATTCAGACTACTACTGCCACTGATGTGACAGTGGGATCATCACATGATCTTAACGTAGATGACGGTTCAAGCTCACCGATCAAATGGTTGGTCAAGGGCATGGTCTTTGCACTTGAAGCAGATCAAAGCGCACAGTCTCATATCATTTTTAGAGTTGAGACTGTTTCGCATGGTAGTACGAATACTAGCATTTCTGCCAAGTGTGTCGCTCTTTCTAACTCTGCTAATGACTCATCAAACTATAACGATGTGGCTGATAATGACGAATGTCAAGTTATCGGTACGTCGTTTCAAGAGGGCTCCGGTTCTCCTGATGTTTGGTCAAGTGAAGTAGAAGACGATTTTGGGTACACCCAAATCTTTAAGACTGCCGCTGAGTTAACCAATACAGCTAGAGCCACGAATTATCGTGGTTATGCTGATGAATGGCAACGAGTCTGGGCAATGAAACTCAGAGAACATAAGGTGGATATTGAGAGAGCTATGCTCTTCTCACACCGTGCTCGTGTCGATGGTTATCAGTATACTGAAGGAGTCGTGGGTCACATTCTAAAGAATGCCACAGCGGCTAGTTCCGCCTCATATACTTCAGGTGCTCCTTACCATCTGACAATGGCTAGCACATCTTTTACCTACGATCAGTTACTTGGTGACTTGCAGGTTATTTTTGACCCCGCTCGTGGCGGACAGTCAGATAAACTTGCTCTTGCTAGCTTGCCGGTTGTGACTTATATGAACAAAATGGCCAATGGAGCGGGTTTTGTTGACCTGTCTATTGGTGGTGATTCCATGCGATACAGTATGGATGTTATTCAACGTGAGGGGTCTTTCGGGCATAGTATTATGCAGATTGATACCATTCATGGTTCATTGTCACTGGTGAAAGAACCTTTGTTCAGAGGTATTGCAAGTGGTTTTCTGCTCATGGTTGATATGAGTCAGTGCGCCTACCGACCCTTGGTTGGTAATGGCGTTAATCGTGACACTCATGTTATTACGAACGTACAACAAGCAGATGAAGACCTGAGAAAGGATATGATCATGACCGAAGCCGGTTTAGAGGTCACTATTCCTGAAACTCATGCTCTTTATGCTTTTACCGATCTTTAATAGGAGATTGTTATGAGAGCTGATGTATTAAACCAAAATAGTTCTTCCTATGATGGAAAAACTAGAGCTGAAACTATTTTCGAATGGGATTACATAAGCTGTGCGCCACCTATTGTATCCTCTCTTGGGGAATCAGCAGATGGTGTTATGGCCGATGGGAATCAATTTGGTATGCTTTGGCCGGGGCCAGATGGTGAATTGTATTCAAGTACGGGGTGCTCTGTAGGTGCCTTTACAGCGGCGGGTTCAACTCCGCACGTGATTGGAACCGTACCTGCAACAGATACAAACGCTACAGTGGCAGGCTTAAACATGCAGATGGATAATACGACGACAGGTAATGTCGGAGTGGAAATCGTCTTTGGCGGGAGTCCGTTTGGTGGGAAAGGCAACAAGATCGTTGCCGGAACACATCGGTCTGTTGTTGATGTGACGTGGAACAGTGAAGACTGGACTGATTTCGATGCTTGTATAGTTGGAATCAGGAAAGTTCAAGGGTTCGAAACAGGACATGGTGGGATTTTAGCCGCGGCTAGTGGCGACCCAGCTTATACTGATTTTGTAGCTTTTGGCGTTCAGTCACCTGACGATGTTCAAATTGCATCCGCTTTAAATGATGGTTCTCGTACGTATACAGATACTACGGATGCCACAGCGGCAAATCATAATCACAGATTCCAGATTACCCTAGATACAGACCGGACAGTGACATATAAGCATATTGGTGCGGCAGTTATGAAAAAAGGAGCATTAGCGGCTCCTACCACAACTGCTTCATACACTTTTGATAGTGGTGATGTGCTTGTGCCTTATATGGTAGTGTTTGGTACTGGTGAAAATAGTGCTATCTACTTGAAAGCCTTGAAGATTACTCGTTCACCGAGTGTCGTTGGGTATAGTGTAGCTTAATGCAAATAATCCGAATCAATAAGGATTAGCAGTTATAAACTGTGAGATGGGGCGATAAAGGTCTTATCTCGAATTAGGTGGCTGGGGGGTCAAACCCCCTTCCACCTCTATGAAAACATGTATGCATTGTGAGAAACCCAATCCAGAAGGATGGTTTTATTGCAAGGAGTGTGGTCAACGGGCCGCTCCCCGGCTATATACAGTTAATGCTGTAGTAAGGGAGTCGTCTTGGGCACCAGCCATAAGACGAGACCTTATTGATTTCAAACATACAACTATAGAACAGTCTGTTAATGCTATGGCTAAGACAAAGGCTGATAAGTTTCATAAGAGGATTGTAGATGGCTTTAAAAAAAGCCGAGCTAGCATCTAGGATAAGGAGAAATAGCTATGCCAAAAGGCCCCGGAACATACGGTAGGAAGGTTGGAAGACCGCCACTAAAGACAAAAAAGAGAAAAAAAGCCAAGCCTGTGAGACTTAAAAGGATGTCGAGGAAGAAATAATGGCTAACGAACTAAGAATTGAAGCTCAACTGGAGTACGGCAAGAGTGGTGTTAAGGAGAGTATGCACACCTCTGCTTTTGTGGATGTGTCAGGAGATTCGTTTAGTAAGGTAATACAAGAAATCCCCACAGGTAGTAGGGAACAGATTTCTGTGCTAGCGGATTTAGGTACTTATGGATATGTGTTTATAAAAAATATTGACTCAACTAATTATGTGCAAATTGCAGATGAAGATGACACTAATTACTTCTGCAAGTTGAAAGCCGGTGAGTTTGCTATGTTTCGTGCCGCTGATAGTGATTATTGGGCAATAGCCGATACCGATGCTGTGGACTTGGAAATTTTGGTGATTGAAGACTAATGGCATACCAGAACTTTGATGTACAGATTCAGAACTTACTGGCTATAGACAGTACTACACTGGCTAGTATTCAGGGACTTCTGGACACGTGGATGACCAATGGGGCAAAGGAGATCACAAACCTCATGCCTCGGGACATGCTTAACAGTGTGGCAACCGAGACCTCAGCGTTTGATCCTGATAGCGGTACCACATTAACCACATTCAAGATTTTAAAGGTCTATAGGAACGATGGTACCATAGATCAACCGTGCCGGCGTATTCCTGCGGCATTAAGGGGTCGTGCTACTGATCAGGATGATATGAACTATGCAACGGCTACAGACCCCGTATATTACACGGAGCCGCAGACTGATGGTACTATGAAGGTTATCATCCTACCGGTTTCCAGTTCCAGTGTAGGGAAGGTTGTATATGCTAGCCCACCCACTGTGGACGCCAGTAGCGGGGGTTCGATTGCAGGCTTTCCTGATGAGGCTGAATACCTTGTGATGCTCTATGGAGCTGTTAAGGCTGGTGAGTACTTACTGGCTAACAATGAGGACATTGAACTCCTCTCGCCCATTATAGCAAATTTAAAGAATGATTATCAGATGGGTTTAGCCGCTCTTTACGGTCAACAGGGAGGAGCTAGAGCGTAATGACATTTAAAGAGATATTATCAAGGGTTAGAATGGTTCACCCCGATGCTGGTGAAACATACGTCAAAGCGCTCGTTAATGATGCGCTCCTTGATCTACGCAAGTATAAGGTCGTAAGAAGACGTATGAAGATAGACACAGTGGAGGATCAGCGTTGGTACAACATTGGAGACCGGAACTCTGACCTTCAGATAGATAAAATTTATTCCGTGTCCTATAAGGACTCGGACGGGAATTACAGGTATATTCCCAGAGTGACCAATTATTATAATATTGTAAATGTGGATGAAAAATAATGGCTTATAACTATCCAGAGGACTATCTGTCTTGGTATGTTGTGGGTGACAGGATCGCTCTTGTTACCAGTAAGAATACTTCTAGTAAGAATGCCCTTGAATCAATAGATGAGTCTACGAGTAATGGATTGCTTATTGAATACAGTGCCCAGCCAAGAAAGATTGAAAACCTTTCAGACGTGCCAGAGATCGATGACACGTTACATCCAACACTGGTCAATTATATAAACTGGAAACTTTTTGAAGATAGATTGGACGAGGTTAGTGCCGCATCGGCTGTCAAGTATCAGAGGCTTTGGGAAACCAAAGTCCGTCAGGAAGCCGGCAGGGATAAGGTAGGTGGCCAGAGAGCCATCGTCCCATTTACGTTTAGATAGATATGCCCATGTCAGAGGTCTCGGGCGGAAAGGCATACATAATAAAGGAGATATATAATGGCAGATACACATAAATATACTGTTGTAGAAGCACAAAACATTGCACTGGGACAAGCTGGTGCCGCTTTTATGGATACGGATGATCAGTATACACCCCCGTATGGAAAGATTGTAGGCATAACAATGCTTACAGATGTTGAATTTTCAGAGCTTACGCCAGAATCGACTGGTAGTCACTTCGGCACATCCGCCGCAAGCCCCGGTACTAATGGTTCTACTGTAGCCGCTGGAGATACATTTCCCAAGGGTGTTACTATATATGGTAGATGGAGTACGTGTACTTTGGCTACCGCAGGCGATAAGGTAATCATTTACTTCGCACCGTAATGCCAAAACTAGGTTTAAATATCAGTATAATGACCTTTATGGAGGAGGCGGCGGCCACTCTATCAGAGATATTGTGGAACAAGATTGCGGCTAATTGGAATGCTGAGTCTCGTGCTTGGGAAGATATTGGATAAAGATTTTATCGCAACTATGTCAAATGAGTTCGGGCGGTAAGTTGCATTTAAATACAAGGGACTCAAGGAGGTTTTAGATTATGACGGCTTTAGGTTCACAAACGATTGCTTCATCATACGAACAACTTTTACACGTTGATGCGGATGGCGGCGGTAATACAACAACACACGTCAGCGTAAAGGACGGCGATAATGAAACGACCTTCGGGTTTACCATCGCATCCGATGCGTTGATGATGTCAAGCACCAACCGATTAGAGTTTGGTGACACAGGAACTTATATACACCAGAGCGCAGACGGCG